CGTTATTCAATACAGCAGCAGCTTTAACCTGCTTGGTGTATGCCATAGCACGAGCCAGACCTTTGGTGTAACGAGCGGACAAGCTGTCATACAGATTGTCTTCAATTGCCTCTTCCGTCAGGGAGAAGCCCAAAGCAATGGTTTCGTGGTTGTAGCGAGCGGTCCAAGCTTCTTGAGCATTGTCATAAGCGATGGCAGAGCCCTCGTTTTTAACAGGTGCAGCAGAGAAGCCAGACAATTTAGTTTCCTCTTCAAAAGAACGCTCAGAGGTCTCGGTTTCGTAGATCTCTTCATGCTCTTGATCGTAGGTCTTATATTGCAGACCGAACAAGGCGTTAAGCCCAGGAAGCAACTCTTTAAGTAGTTGTGCGCGTGAAATAGCCATTTTGAGTTACTCCTTAGGCAATGCTGGTGCCAGCGTAATACTGGTGCTGACCAAAGTTGATCTTAACCAGAATCTCTGGGTACTGCATCAACACAATAGTTGTGTTCAATGTAGCAACAGGGGCCTGATTCAGGATAAACGATGTAGCACCGGCAGCAGCAGCGGTGTCAACAAACGAACCGGAAGAAACGTATTGACCGTTTGAATCCAGCGAACCAACGTCAGTACCAACAGGTAATGCAAACGGCAGAGCCGAGCAAGTAACTGTAGCGGTAGAGATGCTGGTATAGGTCACGGTTCCCAAACTAACAGCCGTGTCAGGCACCAAGCCAAGCACGCGAACGGGCAAGGACGAAGTGGTGGCAGGCGTATCGTTAGGGGCCAAAGCCGCGTTCTTAGAGTCACCAGTTGCAGTGCTACCTGTGTTATTGATCATAGCCAAGTTTTGGCCGATCATTGCACGGGCACCAGAAGCAACAGTAGTGCCTGTATTACAAACCACTACTTTAAAGACCGCATCAGGGTCATCACTAACAATGGCTACTGCATCGCCAGCCGCAGTAGATGCGGGCCAGTATTGCGAGAAAGTCAATTGTTTAGTAACAGGGTTGGTAAAACGGCATCCCAAGAAGATACCAGTTTGATTGCCAGCCGTGCCAGTAGACACAGACAAGCGCACGATTTCACCACGAGAAAGTCCTACATAATCACCGTAGAAGATTGCCGTGCTGTAACCGTTAGTGATCGGATACTCGCGAGTAGAACCCGCAAATACCTGACCGCCGATCAGGTTGATCGGCTTTAGCCCGTAAGGGGCGCTAATAACCGGGTAAGCCATAAAGGACTCCTAAAAATTAAATACCTTTTCCAAAGCTACTTGAAGATTTACTCTCCCTAAAGAGAGGCATCCGCGCATCGCTTTGACGCATAAGAGTATTGTCTACAGCCTCCATTTGAGCAACAGTTTGTCGTGCAAAGTAAGTATTACGTTGTTCAACAAATTCCGCAGGAGTCTTGCAAAGCAATAATCCGCCAATCTCAATGTTGTCTTTGTATCGACTCGCTGGATCAGCTAACAGTTTAAATTTTGGTTGCTCTTCGATTGGAACAGGTTCCCAATGCTCACGGAGTTTGGCCGAGAGATTGCGAGGATCTGCTTGGTTCAAAGTTGAAACACGCACCCAACGATATTTGTACCCAGGTTGCTTGTCAGGTTCAGGAAGCAATTCAGCCGGTGCCCACTGCTTAGGGCGCTCAGTCATCAATCGATCCTCAAGCTCACGCGGTTTTCTGTTTTCAGCCATTTGCGGCCTCCAATTTGATTTTTTCGGCAGCAAATTGCTCCGGTGTTAAGTTAAACTTCTTTGCCAAGTTAAGTTCACCAACGGTTAACCTAACTCGTTTTGCGGACGTAGTCCGTGTAGCTGGTGCAACCACCGAGCTTTTCCGGCTAGGCCGGTCATCTTGTTCCTCTGCGTTCTCAAATCTCTCTGGGAAGCGCTTACGGATTGTAGTATTTAGCCGATTGTAATACTCTTGCGATGAGATCTTAACTCCCTCGCGCCGCATCTTCTCGTGAAGACCCAGAGCCAGGCTAGTCATTTCCTCATCTTCCCCAAACCAAGGGTTCTCCTGTTGCCAGGCAACCGCAGAAGGATCTTTTGGAGCCTCCTGAGTACGGGGTTGAGGCGGTTGTACCACAGTTTCTTGCTCGTCATCCTCCGGCGGGCGGAAATTTTTAACTTTATCAACCTTAAGTGTTGCTTCAGTAAGACGCTCCTGGGCCTCCATTACCTTATCGGTATCTCCTGAGTCATAGGCTTCCCGGTAGGCTTTCTTGGCCTGCTCAAGCTCTATTTCCACTGTTCTTTTAACAGAAAGGAGGACATTCTTTTCGCTGCTAGATAGGTTGGATTTGAGCCTTTTGTTCTCATCCATTAGCCGTTTAGCAAATTCCACGGCTTCATTTTGTTCACGCAAAGCCGCTTCTTTTTCCCTGCGCTCGTCATGCGCAAGTTTCTTCATTTGAAGAAGTTTCTTTTTAACCTTTGTAGAGTAATCCTCCAACTCATCGTTATAAAGTTCTTCCTTAATCTTTTCAGGTAGGGGAGCTTTATTACGATCTTCAGCAGGGGTTTTATCCTCTACCTCAACAATTATTTCATCGTCAAGTTCATTATCTTTTGAGTCATCTTGCTCATCAGGAAATTTATAATCAGACATATTGGCTCCTTATTTGCGGCGGATACCGCGTGGATCTTCAACTACACCCTCGACTGAGTCATCGTTAATTACACGAAACTCTTTGCCGTGAATGATTAGCCGGGTTCCTGCGTGTGGTCTAACTAAGATAAAGTCGCCTGCTTTGCAGTATGGGCCAGATGGGAATCGGGTTGCATCTTTATAGCAGTCCGGTCCTAGGTCCACAACAAACAATACCGTTGTTAGTAGCTCTTCGTTACGAATAGCTTCATCGGATTTAAGTAATCCAAGTTCACTTTCGTATTCTTTTTCCACTTCTGGAATTGCGCACAAAATGCGGTAGCCAGACGGCTTTGGTAGCTGCTTGGCTTTTTGTTCCGGACCCTTGTTCAGTATCTGAGACAAGTCCACGGCCTTAATTAAATCTACATTTCCTTCACTCATCGTCATGGGTTTTCAATCTTTCCTGTAGGTCTGAGATAAATAAGCGCGCAGTGAGCAGACCTTTAACCTCGCCACACGCCTTCTTGTACTCCGAATAATCACCAGCGTTGCCATCCGCTAAAGACTCTTGGAGTTGGGATACTTTGTCATCTATCTTTTTAGACAGATGTTGTAGATAGTTGTCAATCATTGTTTACGTCCAATAATGTTGCTTATCATTCGCTGCTGCTCTAGTTTGTTATGAGCATCCAACTCTTCCTTGGATTTAACATAATCAGTTTGAATCCTGGTCATGTCAATTTGCTTTTGAGTTTGGATACGCTCACGTTCAATCTGTTGCTGGGCAGCTTTTAACTGTGCATCAGTTTGATCTTTCTGCTGTTTACGTTGCTGCTCTGCGCCCTTAATCTGCATCTCTTGCTGTTGGAGTTGGACCAAAGGATCTTGGGCCATCTGTTGGTTTTGAGCTTGCTGGGCTTCAGCAGTATTTGCCTGCATAACTTGTGCGCTTGCCTGGGCAACCAGCCGTGATAGTTGGACTTCAACATCATCTGGCAATTGCTCATTGGGCGGAGGCAGTGGTACGCCCATTTGCTTCTCTATCAATGTGCGATAGTGGAAGCCAAGGTGATCCGCAATATGTGACTGCAATGCAGCCATGATCATTCCAGCTTGAGGGTTTTGACCAATGGTCTTCATTACAAGAGGATCTTGCATGAACATTTGGTGCGCTGCAATATGAGCCTGTTGGTCCTGAGTAATAAATGCCTTAAGAGGTTTGCCATTCAGCGCATTCATGTTCTCGCTGATTGGGTCTACAGGAGTCTCATCATCAGGCAAAGGAACTAGCTTCTCTGGGTTCTTAATCCCTAAGACATCCAGCATCTGGCGGTGAAGCTGCGGCAGGTCATAAATCTGCGGAGCTTGTTGAGCCAATTGGATTACCGCCTGATACTGCACAATCTTTTGCGCCATCGTTGCGGCGTTAGGATCGGAGACAGGGATAACTGCAACTAAGTCATAGTCGGACTTCTTGGCTTTAGGCGATCCTTCTTCTGGCTCATAGCTATATTCAGCAGGGGTGTAGTCACGAATGATGTCGCGCAGCAGCCCCAACTCTTGCTTGAACGAGTAATGAATACGCGCCTGGACGGCGGTCATTACTTTTAGCGTGCGCTCAAGGATAGCCAGCGTCGTACCAACGGGAGAGTTGGCCGACATATCTGCAACTTGGATATCGGCAGCAGAAGCAAACTTACGGCCTTCTTCCACAATCTTGTCGAGGAGCAATGCCAGTACTTGGCTTGGTTCCTTGTAGGGAAGAGCCATGATGTTCTCAGCAATAGTCCCGCTGGGTACGTCAACGTCCCTCCACTCGGCTGGTCCGATGGGTGTGTCGTCGCCTTTAACACGAAGACCGCGTGTTTTAAAGCCTCCAGGTAGATTTGCAAGTGTGCCGGCGTCCACTAATTGGCGAAGAATGGAGGTTCCAGACTTAGCAAACGCGCCAACAAGGTGGATAAGACCAAAACAGTAAAAACCAAAGCCAGGAACATAGCCGTAATGGACAAAATGCTGGCGTTTTGCTTTTAACTTATCGTCTTTTTCCCAGTTACGGCGGATAGCCAGACATTTATTGCTGCCTTTTTCAATCGTAACGATATAAGGCAGGGCAATTCCAGTCTCTTCCCCGTGTTTGTCCGTATCTTCATACCCTTCAAGGTCCAAATTTACGTTCATCTCAAGGATTTTGTAGCGATCATCCGACTGAGCGCGGAATCCCATCTTCTCAGCGATCTTTTTCTCTACTTCATCCAGAGCATTGTCGGGTTCACCCAGGTCAATGTCAGCATAAAAGCCGGCAACTTGTAGTTTGCGCAGTTCATTTTCAGTTTTGCGCATGACATGGGTAATGCGGTCAGCAGTTTGTAGGTCTGATGCGCCATAAGGGACCACAAGGTCTTCAGCCGTAACAAAAATAGATGTCTGGCGGTCAAGGCTTGGGTCAAAGTACACCTTCTTAAAGGCATTACCAGCCAGTCCCAAGCCCCACAACATGCGCTCATGCTCAGGGCGGAACTCTGTCATTACATCTGTTAGCTCATAATTCATATCAGCAGCCACGCGGGTAGCGGCTTGCTTTTTCTCTGGCGTTTCTTTGCCAATAATCTGAGTCTTAACCGGGCCAGCAGCCGGGAAGGTACTCATCATTATCTCGGCCTGGAACTTAACTACGGCCTCAGACAACAAAGGATGGTAAACCCCGCAAGCTCCAATCCAAGGATCAGCCCGCTCCTCAATCTTCATTCCCAGAAGTTCAAGGCCATCGACGTAAGTCTGCATCCAGTCTTTACGAGAGTTAATGTCATCATCAAAATCACTAAGCAAGTCAGAGACCAAGCCAGAAACAACATCGTCAGGGAGATGCTCGACAAGGTTAGCTTCAAAGTCATCTTCAACGCTCCCAATCTCAATCTCAACATCGCCGGTCTTAATAGTCACTGACTCAGGATCTTCAATCTCAATTTCAATATCCGGCTCTGGGGCCAGGGATTCAATTCCTAAAGGGGCGGCGTATAGTGATTTTTCAATGGACATATCAATCCTTAGTAATAAGATGTCTTGCGCCTAAAAGCGCGGATCTCGTCTTGCTCATCTGTCTGCAAACGAATAAAGCCGCCTTTTCTGAACCTGATTAATGCCTGGGTAGCGGAGTCAACCAAGTCATCATTCTCTGAGTTAGGGAAAGCGGCCATCTCTTCTATTAGCTCGTCGGCCCATCTTGTAGACGGAGCCCAGACCTTTCCACTAGCAAACAGATCAGCTACAGAGTTAATCCTCACCATCTTATCATTACCCCTGCTAGGCGTAAACTCTTGGACGGGGATACCCATCGCCCTTAACTCAAAGATTAACGGCGCACCAGAAGCCTTAGCCTCGACAACAAAAGCATCTGGCTCCCACTGTTTATAGTGGTTAAAGGCTTTTTCCTTTAACTCTGGAAACTCCATCCGGCGCTTAAAAGAATCCAGCAAAATAATATTGGCGTCGTTAGGGTTCTCATTAATATAGAAAACCCCCCAAGTAGTACAAGCCGAATAGTCGGACCGCTCTGTCTTTAAGAAGGCGGTGTCCCAACTCTGGATAATAAACTCACACCTGGGTGGGTCCTCGGCTTTCCATTCCTTCCACCACTCCCGCTTAACAATAGCGCCCTGCTCTGAGGTTGGGCTTTGTTGATACTGGGCGTTCCATTTTGAGACTGGTAGTTCTGATCTTAGGGCTTCCAGTTCTTCCAGGCTCCAGAATTCAGGCCATAAGGGTTTGTCGCTGGGCAGTATCGCGGGGAAGTCGATTACCTCCCACTCATCGTTCCCGTCTTTCTCAACAGAGGATTGAAGGATTCTCCCTGTCAGGTCCCGCTTAGCCCAGCGGGTCATAACTACAACGATAGATCCCCCCGGCTGAAGACGCTGCCTAGGTCCAGACGTATACCACTCGTAGACTTTATCAAAGACAGAAGCGTCCCCAGCAGCCAGCGCGGCTTCTTGCTCAGAGTGAGGGTCATCAATAATAAGTAAGTCCGCGCCCTTACCGGTCACAGTTCCCCCAACGCCGATAGCGAAATATTCCCCATCCTTATTAGTAGACCAACGCCCTGCAGCCTTACTGTCCTGCCTCAAATTAACATTGGGAAAGATCTTGGAGTACTGTTCACTACCTACAAGGTTCCTTACCTTACGCCCAAACCCCACCGCAAGATCAGCCGTATTAGAAGTCTGTATTACCTTCTTGTCAGGGTATTTACCTAGGAACCAAGCCGGCAGCATGTAGCTGGCAAACTCTGACTTCGTGTGCCTGGGTGGCATGTTGATGATCAGGCGCTTAATCTTTCCCGACGCAATGTCCTCAAACTTCCTAGCCATAACTTTATGGTGCCGGCCATTAATAAACCCCGGCCACATTGAGTGGACAAACTTAAGGAAGTCCGCCTGCGCCTCTTCCCTGGCAAGAGAAGCCCGGTACTCATCAAGCTCGTCAAAGAAAGCCTCCTGCTCATTAATAGGCAAAAGCTCTATCGCACGACTGATAGCGTCAATATTCATATGTTGCGCATCGACAAATAACTAGGCCGAACACTGCGGGCGCTCTTACTCACCCGCTTACATATCCCAAGCTCACAAAGCTTCTTAACCACCCTATGAACATTCCCCCGCCCCTTATCCCCAGTCTGGTACATGATGTCATCTATCGACGGCCCATACCCAAAGTTCTTCCAGTACTCATCTATAACTAAAAAAACCGTCCGCTGCTTCTCAGTCATAAGGTACTCCTTCTTCTTTACCACATAGGGTTCTTTAGGATATAACAACTCTAACTCCTGTTAATGTTCTTTTCTGTTAATCAACATTACCAGCTGTTAATGTTCAACGTGTTGCCAATAGATGATGGGAGTCTCCGGCCCAAGGTAAGCGCCCTCTACGTTGTAAGAAATGTACTCGCGGGCATCCTCTTCAGTCATTCCCTTACGCATAAGTACCCTAACCATCCTATACCCATCATATACAGCCTTCTCAACAAAAGACATCCCAACCCCAGTAGGTACCCATACCTCAGCAGAACCCATTAGAGCTTTGTGAAATCCATCTAACTTTAACATCTGTTAATGTTCCTTAAAAAATATATACCCCCCACCCTTTTCCGTACAGAAACAAAGGGGGGCCTATTTGTCAAAATCATCCACTATCTCTGATTCTGTTAATGTTGAGGGGTGGCTACGTTCTTCTTGGGATCGTTTGAGTGGAATAGTATGTGAAGGCTCTCCTGTGCGCGGCGGGCCCGAAAGCGGGGGTGCCCCTGCGGTGGGGTC